CGACGCCAACGATGTGGTGCTGGAGACGGTGGACAACATCGTCGCGGGCGTGGTGACCAGCGGATTCGAAGGCGCGAACTACCCGCTGGCCTTCTACTACCTGGGCGGCCCACCGAGCACCAGCCAAGAGGTTTTCCGCCACGAATTCCCGGTAGCGGTGAACTTCCTGGCCAACTTCTCCGGGGCTGTGGGATCGGTCGAAACCACCCCGGCATCTTCCTTCGTCGCCACGGTCAAGAAGAACGGCTCGACCGTCGGCACCATTACGGTTTCCACCGGAGGCGCGTTCACCTTCGCCAGCTCCGGCGGCACCGCCTACAGCTTCGCCGCCGACGACACGCTGACGATCATTGGCCCAAGCTCGGCGGACGCCGCAATCACCGGCATTTCCGCGACCTTCCTGGGGACGACCGCCTGATGACCACCTATGTCATGGAGGCGCTGGAACCCTACGACGAAACCCGCGCCACGACCATCGACGCGGGCGGCTTCTCGACCCCCACCTGTCTCGACACCTTCGGCCTGGGTGGGGCCTACGACGCGACGAACCGCGAACTGGTGTTCTCGGTCATCATCGACAAGTCGGGAACCGGCGGGGTCATCACCAACACCTCCGGTTACACGCTGTGGAGCGGCGCGGTCGCGGTGGCCGACGGCGACGATTTCCCCGCCACGGTCGCGGGTTCCAGCCAGGCGAGCAACTGGAACTATTTCATCGGCCGCAAGAACATCGACACCGGGGTTGTCACCTTCTACGACGCTTACGACAGCACCAAGACCGTTCCGGCGGGGATCGGCGGGGGCGACGGGACCTGGCGGCGCTTTGTCAGCGACACCAGTGATGAAGGTCAGAACTTCCCGATCCTGACCAATCCCAGGAACGGCGACGCCTGGGTTCACATGGAGAGCTGCGAGCTCTACCAGTTTCGGCGAGCCGACAACTACGCGCTGACCATCTCGCCGCTGATCCCGGCGGGCAATTCGCTCAACCCCGTCGTGCCGATCACCTGCGACGGCGAATATGTCTATGCCACCGAGATCCGCAACTCATCGCCCGGCGCCAAGGCCAACCTCTATCTCGTCCCCGCCGATTATACCGCCGCCGAGATCGCCGCGGACGAAAAGCTGGCCTATGCGACTTATGATCTGGGCTCCTATTGGTACAGCCCGAACGGCTCGGGAACCTCGCTGCAATACGTCGCCACCATCGACGATGACGACAATTCCTGGTTCTTCACCAACGACCTGACCGGCAAGGGCGATTTTCGGCTCTACAAGTTCACCAAGCCGTCTGCGTTCACCTATCCGACGCCGCCAAGCGACGGCGGCATGGCCGAGGTCTCGCCCTGGACGAGCACGCAAGGGCCGAACATCGGGGCGTTGTCGGGGGATAGTTCGAACTCCTCCTCTCACGGCCTGGGACGCGGCTTCATCGCCTTCAGCCACAGCCGCACGCAACTCAACCTGCTTTCGGGGACGAACTACAACCGCATCACCAGCGGAACGGCGGCGGACAGCAATATCGTCTACACTTGGTACAAGCCCGCCGACGCCTCCTATGGCTCCACGGTCCTCCTGCAAGGCTATATGGATGCGGACCTCAACACCGTCTCTATCGGCTCGGCCGCCTATTGCCTGACGGGCAGCTTCGCCCAGACGAACCGCTACCTGGACGCCGACAATTATTACGACGCCGCGGACTATGCGTCGCGCTGGTTTTTCGTCGAGGTGCGCGACGTCGACGCGGGGGTTCTGTCGAGCACCTATCGCTGGCTCCTGGTTAAGCTGACCTGGAACGACGGCGCGGTTCCGACGATCTCCACTGTCGTTCCCGAACGCACCACCTGGGACGCGGCCTATACCACCTATCAGGCTTACGTCGGCTCCAGCCTGGGCGCGGTGCGCGGCTCGGGTTGGTCGTTCATCTCGTTTGGCGGGAACTCGGATTTCTACCTGTTCGATGCGTCGCAAAACGCCTTCTACCTGAGCGCCAAGCAGGCCTCGGATTCCGGCAACGCCGATCGGTTCTTTCAGTTCGACGCCGACTTCAGCGGCCGCTCTGGCCATGCCTACGCCGATCCGCCGATCATGAAGCTGTCGATGGTCGAGCCCGCTCCGCCCGTGACCAGCAAAGTCACCGTCTGGTGCGCCATTCTGCCGAGAGCGGCCTGATGCCCGATCTCCTGATGCCCGACCCGGAAGACCTCACAGCCTACTACAAGCGCAAGCAGAGAGCCTACCTGGCCAAGCGTCGGAAATGGCTGATCGAGTGCGAGTGGCCCTGGCCGGAAGAACCGCAAGAGCGGCCACCGCCAGCAACCCTCGACACCGTGGACGAGGAGCTCGGCTAGGATGACTGGGGCGAAGAACTCCCGAACTGTGCTGCAAGAGGCGGTGCGGGCGGTCGCCGAGCATGGCAGCGTCAAGGCCGCAGCCGAAGCGCTGGGCCTGCACCGCAAGTCGCTTCAGCGGCGGTTGGACAATGCCGCAGCCGAAGGCCTGACCAAGCCGCGCGCCGCTCAGGCCAACCCGTCGCGCTGGCGGCCGGCGGACGAGATCATCGCCGCGCGCAAGGCGGAGTTCGAGCGGGTCAAGGCCTCGGGCCCGCGCGCAAACGGCAACATCATCCATCTGCCGGACGAAGGCCCGTTCATGCTGGTCCCGCTGGGCGACCCGCACCTGGACTCGCCTGGGACGGACCTGAAGCTCTGGGAACGGTGGATCGGCGCGCTTGACCGGAGCAAGCACCGCACCGGCATTCTGATGGGCGACCTCCTTGACAACTGGATTAAACCGCTAGCTCATCTTTATAGCACAAGTGAAACGCCGGCTCCAGAAGGTTGGTTGCTGCTAGAGCATTATATAGATGAGCGCGGATCCGACATTGACATCTGTGTCCTGGGCAACCATGATCAGTGGAGTGGTCATTCCGATGTTGCCGGAATGCTCATGGCGCGTCACGGAATACTTCACCGGCCCAACTCCATGCGGGTCCGCTATCGCACCGGGTCCGGACGGGAGATCACCGTCAACGCCCGCCACTCGTGGCCGGGAAGGAGCCAATGGTCGGAGGTTCATGCGCTGAAGAAGGCCGCGCGCATGGGGGTTAGGGATACCATCCTGCTTGGCGGTCACACCCACGTATCCGGCGAGGGCCTGGAAAAGGACCCGATGACCGGCAAGCTCTCGTTCTGCTACCAGATCGCCGCCTTCAAGACCGAGGACGACTACGCCGATACGCTCGGTTTCCTCGATCGCCACACCTCCCCGGCGGTGGCCCTGGTGATCGATCCCAGGCGCGCGGACAACGACCCCGAGCTGGTCAAACACTTCTTCGATCCGGCGGCCGGAACCGACTATCTCAATTTCCTGCGCCGCAAGAAATGAGGCGGGCGATCTCCTGGGCGCTCTACTGGCTGGGCGACCGCTGGTGCTGGGTGTTCGACCGTGATCCCATCGGTCTGCGCGGTCTGCTGTACAAGGTCTACAACGGCTTGATGACCGCCGCATATCGCGTGCAGGGCGACGGCGATGGGCCGTGGATCAAGCCGTGATGCTTGACCGTCGCGAACAACACCTGATCGCCAGCTTCTTCGCCGATCCTCGCTACCGGGCGGTTCGCCCCTTGCTCGAGAAGCTCGTTCCCGGATCGACCAAGGCCATCGACGCCCTCGTGAGGCGTGTGCGCGTCGAACAGTGGCGCGATCTCAGCTCACCCGACTGACCAACAGTAACCGCTTATCTGCGCCGGGGGGCGTATCTAACGTGAAGCTCGACATGCCCGACACATCGAAGATGACGCAGAGTCAACGGATCGATGCGCTGCAAGCGGCGATCATCCAGACGCATGGCTGTCTGGAAAGCCATCGGGACGAGACCAGAGCGTCGTTTGGGGTGGTGACGGGAAAGCTCGGCGAACTGGCCACCAGCCTGGACGTGAGCAACGCCTATAACGCAGCCTTGGCCAAGCGGTTGAACGTCGATCCGAAGCTGGAGAACGTGAAGCCCGCGCCGGGCGCCTGGAGCCTCAAGAAGATGGCCGTGGTGGGTTTGCCCTGTCTGTCAGGCGTGGTGCTGGCCTTGCAACTGTTAATCCCGCCGATCCAGGCGGCGGCGGTGGCTTTCTATCATGCGCTGATGGCGGCGCACTGAGCCGCACCCCATGCCACAAATCAACGTCAAGGCCGTGGGCGCGAGCCTTGCGGCGATCATCAGTGCCGCCGGCATTGCGGCTGCCAATATGCCGACGCTGGAAGGCTGGCTGCTTGTAGCTCAGCCCGACCCGGTAGGCATTCCCACCGGCTGCGCGGGCGTCACCAAGGCGGTGCAGCTCGGCCAGAAGTTCACCGACGATGAGTGCAAGTCGCGCACGGCGCAAGCGCTCATTGAGCACGGCGTTGGCATCGCCAAGTGTCTGCCGGATGAATTGCCGGCGAATACTCGTGCGGCCTTCACCTCCTTCGCGTATAATGTGGGCGTCTCCAAGTTCTGTGGGTCCACATTAGCACAAAAGGCGCGCGCTGGCGACCTGGTTTCCGCCTGCAATGAGCTTTCCAAGTGGGTGAATGCGGGCGGCAAACCCTTGCCTGGCCTCGTCAAGCGCCGCGAATACGAACGCCAACTCTGCCTCAGCGGCCTCCTCAGGAGCTAGCATGTTCGGTCTAGACAAGATTGTAGCTCTTGGAGCTACGGCTGCGGCCTTGGCGGGCGTGATCGCCCTGGCCTGGGCCGCGCACGACATGGGCGAGGAAAAGCAGCTCAAGCGGGATCAACCCGTCATCGCCAAGCTGAACACCGACCTGGCCGATTGCAAGGCCACGCTGGTTCAGCAGTCATCCGCCATGCAGGCGCAGAACGCGGCGATCACACAGCTTGGCGTGGAAGCCCAGCAACGCGCCGACGCCGCCGACGCCGCTATCCGCAAGGCGCAGGACGAGGCGAGGGTCTACCGGGCCCGGGCTGCCGCCATAGCCAAGCGCCGCAGCGGCCCTGACCAGTGCTCTTCGGCGAAAGACCTGATTGTCGAGGTTCTGTCAGAAGAGCGCGACCGTTGACCCTAGTTCACATGGCCCCAGCGCTTTCCGACAAGCGCGTCCCAGATTGCAGCTTGGCTGACGCCGAACCTTCGGGCAAAGGCGCTCGTGCCAAACTCCTTACTGTAGCGTACGTACGTTCGACGGATTTCGCGAACCATTTCGTCAGTTAGCTTAGCTTGATTGTTTTGCTCGCCGACCGCCGCGGTCCCGTGCAGGAGCTTGTGAGCCGGGTTCCCCACACGAGGTTCGAGGCCCGATCATTGTCCTTTGACCCGTCGAGATGACACACATGATAGCCCCATGGGCGGGGGCCAATGAAGGCTGCGGCCACGAGGGCTGCGACCCGGGTCTTCCTGTTGCGAACTGTGTTACTCAGCCCGACATATCGATATCCGAATGGATCGACAAAGCCGTCGAGCACGCGCGTGGGCTTCGTGGCGTAGTGGCGCCGCACGCGTCCAAGGTTGGAAACGTCGTATAGCCCCTCGTAGTCCGCCACCGGCCGCCATTCCTCGGCGGCCAACTCCCACTCTTCAATCTCGTTGCTGCTCATCGTTGCTTCTTGGTTGGGTGGCGACTTGATCGTGGACGCCCTCTCTACGGAGAGGTAGCTGCGGGCCGGGCGCTACTCCGGCTCCCCCGATTGCGCGGAATCTCTACTCTCACCGGCAAAGCCCAAGCTTGAAGCTTCGTCGGCTACCCTCACCGCGCTTTCAACCAAGCTCCCCGCCGCTTCGTTCGCGACCTCCACGGCAGGAGGGGGCCTAACTACTGAAAACTGGCGGGTCTGCTTTCCCCGCCGCCGCAGCCCAAAAACCCTAGCGGATTCAATGTGAAAATGCTACACATATCTCGCCTGATGGCTCTCGGGTTAGCCGCCCTCGCGCTCGCCGCCTGCGCCCACACCGAACCGCGCGTCGTGGTGCGTGAAGTGAAGATCCCGACGCCGGTCCCCTGCCGGGTCGCTCTACCTGCCAAGCCCGCCTATGCCGCCGATACGGTCAGCCTGGACGGAACGATTTTCGATCTTGTCCAGGCCCTTCTCATCGATCGAGAACAGCGCAAGGGCCATGAAGCCGAGTTAGAAGCCGCCGCCAAGTCGTGTTCCTAGTGCCGCTCGCCCTGGCGCTCTGGCTTTGGTGGCTGTGTGTGGTTTGACGGTATCCCGGGACCACGCCCACACGGCCGGCGCTGGACTGGATTGAGCGGCGTCACAAAATCCACCACACAGCGCGATTTTCGGCCGTTTATCGCAACAGATTCAATGGGCCGAAACGGAACCTAAATCCAGTGCGTCTACCAGTTCCGCCACATCCGCAACGCCTTCTCCCTAGGGAAACGCCTCGGAAAGCGCAACTAAAAGCGCTAAGGTGATGAGCAACAGAACGCGAACAGGCGCATGTCCGAGCAATCCCCCGCGACACAAAAGTCCCCACAATCCGTTCCGCAGGCGTTCACGCTGAGCATCGGGCACAGGCATCGCCAATCGGCGATCGTGTTGGAGGGTGATGTCGCCCGGGTCGAGTTGACGAGCGGCCTCTGGGCAACGATCGACGCGGCAGACGTTCCGCTCGTTGAGGGTGTCGCGTGGTCAGTTAGTAGCGCGACCCGCGAGAACCGTTATGCCACCCGCTCCGTCAACCGCGGCGGTGTGCGGACGAACATTCAGATGCATCGGCTCATTCTCGCGTCGCCGGCCGAGATGGCGGTCGATCACATCAACGGTGACGGCCTGGACAATCGCCGAGCGAACCTTCGGCTGTGCAGCCACGCGGAGAACATGCGCAACAAGCGCGGAGCTAATAAGCTCGGCGCGAAGGGCGTCCACCAGCACGGCCGGAAGTTCTACGCAACGATCGAGCGCGACGGGGAGCGCAAACGGGTGGGGCCGTTTGATACCGTTGAGGAAGCGGGCGCGGCCTATGCCGAGATGGCGCGCTACCTGCACGGCGACTTCGCGCGGTAGCTACTCGCCCTCGGCGGCCTTCGTCGGCGCGTAGGTCTCGCTCAGCGCCCTGCGCAGATCGGCCTTGTTGGTGTGCGCGTAGCGGGCCGAGCTGGCGATGCTCTGGTGGTTGAGCAGGTCCTGCACCAGCTTGATATTCCCGGTGGCCCTGTAGAGCGTCGTGGCGGCGTGGTGGCGCAGGTCGTGGGCTGGGCGAGCGTTGGCGACCTTGGCGCGGTCCAGAGCGGCCCTGGACGCGCTCTGGAAGCCCCGCCAGTGGATCGGGCTTAGCTCACCGCCCTCATCCTTGAACCAGATCGTGTCGAGCTTGGCGGCCTGGGCCCGCGCCTTGCGGGCGGCAAGGTCGGGCATGTCGTCGTCGTGGATCTGGAGCGCGTGGTCGGTGCCGTTCTTGGTGTCGTGCAGCGTCACCTCGCAGGCCTCGACGTTCACCGCGGATGGCGGGAAGAACGCCTCGTCCAGGCGCACGCCATATCGGGCCATGAAGTCGAACACCGGCTGATGCCAGGCCGGGAGTTCGCTGCGCCAGGCGCCTAGCTCCTCGGCGGTGAAGTTGCGCGTGCGGCCCTTCGGCTCCTTCAGTCGGAGCTTGGCCCACTTGATGCGCTTGATAGGCTCGCCGAGAGGATCTTCGGCGTAGTTCAGGATCGGCCGCAACGTGCTGTCGATCAGGTCGCGATTGACCGTCGCATTGCTCGGATAGCGCGGCTCGCCGTGCTTGGGGCTCTGGCGGATCGGCTCGACCCGGCGGGAGAGGATGGCGTCGGCCACCTCCTGCCCCCCAACCTCCCTTGCAGGCATATCGCCGTCGATATGGCGAAACAGCGTCTTGAGGCGCATGGCGGTCGTGCGCGCGGTCTTCTTGCCGCGGATCTGCGCGGCGAACCATTTGTCCGCCACCTGTCTCAGCGTGAGCGGGGCGCGCTCAACTCGACCTCCCAACTGGAGAGCTCGCTTGGCCTCGGCGCGCTTGTCGGCCTCGACAGCCTCGGCTTTCTTCTTGGCGGTCTCGCCGGTTGTGCCGCGGAAGCGATGTCGGCCGAGCTGGAAATCGAAGTGCCAGACGTCGCCGCGCTTGTGGAGGGACATAGGTAAGCTTCCAGATCGTCAGAGCGAACGCGCCATGTTGCGCCGACTTTGACCGCCGGCAACTCGCGGCGGTTGAGGATCGCCCGCAGGGTGTTGGGGCTGCAACGAAGGCGCTCGGCCACCTCGGCGAAGGTGAGGACGGAGACGGTCACGTCGCGCCCCCATCCAGATCGCGGGGGGTGGGTTTTAGTGACGAGCCGTCCTTGCGCGCTTCCGGCAGGAACGGTTCCCCGCGCAACCACTGCCGAAAGCCGGCGATCTCCCAGACGTAGCCGGGCGGGCTCCACGCGTACCGTTCGCCCGTCGGTGGCGCTGTGCTAGGAGCGCTGCGTTGAAGCACGAACTGAGCGACGGAGGCGGCTTGCGGGAACTCCGAGCCGAGCCACCAGCGCGCATCGTCAAGGTCCGCGCGCAGCCGCCATTCGCGGTGCTCGATCACTTCGATTTCCGGGTCGAGGCAGCGCGCCAACCAGCGCCGCAGTCGGCTCACGCGCGGCTTAGGTGACTCACGCAAGGACGGCGCGTCATTCATCTCCCATCCCCCCTACTAGGAGGGCGGCGGCTCGGAGCCAGCCCCATGGAACCGGGACGGAAACGCGATCGCCGACGGGGAAGGTGTTGTTGGCGACCTTAGCCGCGATCGGCGCAAGCGCCTCGTTCACCGCCCCCTGGAGAGCGAGGGCGCGGGCTTCGGCTTCACCCGCGCGCATGTAGGCCGGCAGATTGTCGGAGAGCGCCCTGTCGAGTTCGTCGGCGCGCTTGTGGCCCCACTCTTTCCAGTAGTCGCTCAGCTTCTCCAACTCCCCCACCCTGGCCTTGAGGGCGTCTCGCTCGGCCGACCAGACGTCGTCGAGACGTTGGTAGTTGGCGACGGCGGCCTGAAGCCTGACGTTCTCCACCTTGAGGGCGTCTCGCTCGGCTTCGGCGGCTAGAAAGCGTTGCTCGGCGTCGTCTGCGATGTTGATGGCGTCGGACGCGGCTTTGTATTGGACCGCGTATCTCTTCGTCAGGGCGGCGATGAGGGCGGCGGCTTCTCGAAGTTTTTTGGAGTCGTACTGCGTCACGAGGTACGCGTCGTCGGCGTCCATCGTGGTCGCTATCGCCTTCAGCCGCCCTACGATCTCCTCCTGTGAGGGGAGGAGGGCGGTATCCGTTGACGAGATTGCCGGCGCACGTTGCTGCGCAACGGCGACTGAAGCGTCGCTCTCTGCTGGATCGCTGACGAACTGGAACAAGTGATAGACCCAGCCGCCGCCGGGGTAGACCCCGCCGCTCAATCGGGCGACCTCTAGGTGCGGCCCGACCTTTGGGAAGTCCAGGTTGACCGCCCCGGTGAACACGACGATCTCGCCATAACCGGGCATGCCTTCGCCGTGCTCGAACCAGGGGTTCTCGCTGTGAAACCGGAGCATCGTGCCCGGCAACAGGTGCTCAACCGCGTCCGCAGTCAGGCGGCGGCCGAAGCGCTTTCCTGACGGGATGTCGCCCCATCCAGCCGGGCTCTGCGCCTCAGTCGCCGCTTCGTCAGAAGCGTGCGCCGGCAAGGAAGAACTGGACGAACCATCTCCCTCTCCCTCTGGGGCAGCGCGGACAAGTTCAAAGAACCGCGCCGCTTTCTTCGCCCAGACGCTGGTCTGGTAGCGGGGCTCTACAGCGTCCCACTTCCCGCCGTCGCCTTCGTACATAGCGAGATAGAAGGCGCGGGCGGCTCTCAGCTCCTCGCTCAGCGAGGCGGGGAGGTCAGTCATGGGGGAAGTCCTCAAGATCCAGGGTTTCGCCCGGTCGCAGCACGGCTTCCGCGCCAGAGCGGGTCAGGCTGAAGAAGTCGTTGCGGTTGCCACGCTCGAAAACCGCCCAGCCGGCGTCGCAGAGCTTCGCCCAGGCGTGCCAACTGTCTGAGCCGGGTGGTGCGTGGTAGCGGTTGCGATAGGAGCGCCTGCGGTCGTTCGGCAAGCCGAGAGCATGGCGCGCAAGCTCGCGCTGTTCCGGGCTCATCGCTGGGCCTCGCTTGCCGTCATAACCTGATCGACGCGCGGCCAAGTCAGGCATCCTGTTGCAAGCCCGCCGATGAGGAGGGCAACCACGATGGCCGCGCAGATGTTGAGGGTGGTCATCGCTTTGCCTCGCTTGCCTTCAGGGCGGCGCGGGCGATGTCGCGCATCCACTCTGCTGCACCGCCCCACGTGGCCGGCTCATCGAGATCGTCATTCGCGATCTTCTCCAGCGCCTCCCGCAGCACCCGCAGGTGTTCGGATTGGGAAGGGGATTCAGAGCGATCCCAGGGCTCCGCTTCGCTACGCTCAGAGCACTCCTTCGCCTGCGGCTCAGTCGAACCCGCTAGGCCGCTCTCCGCTGGAGGGGCGGCGAACAGGTCGGGCGCTGGCATCCAGCCGAGGACTTCGGGCCGCTCGACAAATTGCCCGGCGTGGTACGGCCCTAGTTGCCACTCGCCCTTCTCTGCGTTCCAGTAGGCGTCATGCACCCGGCTGCGAGAACCGTCCTCGGGCCAATGCACCCACAAGTCTATCAGCGCCCCATCCTTCGGCGCGCCGTCGATTGGCCGCCATCCAGCCGGGCTCGGCGTAGCTGGCAGCGAGGCTGTGGTCCCTCGCGCCGCACTCTCGTCAACGGCGGCCTTCAATTCTCCCTCAGCCCTGGCGGCGGCGAGAAGGCGGGAGATGTAGTCGTCGTCAAATGTCCAGAGGCCGTCTTCCGAGCGGTAGTCGCTGGGGAAGGGAAGTGTCGCCTCGATCAGCTTTCGATCTTCCTCGGGGAGGTCAGTCATGGGCGATATCTCCCCAACGTTTGCGGAACTTCGGCCCGCGGATCTTCTGTGTCGGCGGCGGTTTGAGCCCGTTGTGCGTGGCGAAGTTTCGCTTCGCTTTTGCGATCAACTTCACGTCCAGCCGCGTCTTGGCGAGGTGGTGAGCCGGGCAAAGCGGCTCTAAATTCGCATCGTCATCCTTGCCGCCCAAGGCGAGTGCGATGACGTGGTCAATCTCCAGGCCCACCGTCTCAGTACATTCGGGGTACGCGCAGCAGCCGTTGTGCTTGGCGAGGATGCGTTCCCGGCGCTTGGGGGTCATGGCGCGGGGTTCGATCTCCACCGGCTCGGCGTGGAGCGAGGAGGCGATGCGGCTCATGCAGCTATCAGCTCCCGCTCCAGGCGCCAGATCGTCATCTGTGAGACGCCGAACTTGTGGGCGACCTCCCAGAGCGGCACGCCGAACGATCGCAACTCCAAGGCTTCCGCCTTTTGCGCCGCCGTTAGTTGGCCGTAACCGCGCCCCTTACGCTCCGAGGTCAGGCCGGCGCGGAAAAGCACGCCCGCCACACTGTTTGGGTTGACACCAAGGCGACGGGCGATCTCCCTCGGCCCCACGCCTTCGCTGCGCAGGCGGATGATCTCGTCTCGCGTATCGTGCTGGGATCTCACGCGGCGGGCCGAGCGACATTGCTGCCGCCCGTCTCCTCGGAGTCGTGAAACTTGACGCCGTGCTCGGTCCCGAACGCGATGATCAGCTCAAGCAGGTCCGACAGTTCCTCGCGGGTCATGTCGGAGGTCCGCATCCCCAGCGGGACGAACGAACTGGCCTCAATGCCGGGGACCACGCGCGTTTTGCGCAGCGCGGCCGTGAAGACGGTCTTCCAATCCTCGGCGGTCAGCTTTTCGCCGTACCAGACGACATCGCGGGCGACGTCGGTCAGGCAGGCCCAGAGCTTGCTATTCTGATCCAAGGTCCGCCGGTTGCGCTTGAAGGTGACGGCGGTCAGGTCTGGCGCGTTCTGGACGAAGCGACAGACGCTTTCCCGGTCAGCCTTGCAGCGGAGGATGAAAGTCGCCCGGCTCATGGCTACGCCGTCGCCACCTGACCGTCGTTCCCAGGAACGCGAGTTGCACTTGCCGGACCCACCGCGCCACGAAAGGCTTCGTCCAGCTCGGCCTCCTCCGCGGCGTGGTTGTTCGGCGCCAGCAACTCCTCGCGGCGGATCTGGAACCGATCGCCAAGCGCGTCGTACCAGTCCTTCGGCAGCGCCTTGATGTCCTTGCCGCGACGGACGTTCCACGCCTCCAGTTCGTCAACCGACAGGCAGGCGTCCATCTCATCGCGCAGGGTTTCGAAGATCCCGGAGCGCTTCAGCGAAGCCTTGGACGGCGCTTTCTCGGCGGGCGGCGCATCGAAGGCGTCCACGTCGTCGCTGTGGTTGTCGAAGCCGCCGTAGGGCACTTCCTCCGCCGGCGTGGTCGAGAGCCCGGCATTCATCATCACCACCACATGGGCGAAGGCTGAACGGCAGGCGCGGGAGATCGCCCGCGTCTGCGCCATCGCGCGGATGGCGTAGTCGGGACGCTTCGGCAGGGTCTTGTTGCCCATCTTGCCGCCGAACCACGTCGGCTCGTCTTCGCCGACGAAGCCCTCGGCCTCGGCGATCACGGACCCGTCCGACATGCGGCGGATCTGGCCGACTGCGCGAACGCCGCCCTCGACCTTCTCGACTTCGCCCGCCGAGCCGGTGCAGCCGTGGGCGATAGCGATGGCCTGCCAACCCTCCACCCGCACATACTTGCGCCCCTGGATGGTGAGCGCGCTGGCGACGACGATCTCTTTGCAGAGCCCGGCGGCGTCGGTGGAGGCGCGATAGACCTCGACGTTGCTGCTGGGCGTGGTGGTGACGAGCGCGTTCATTGGTGAACCTCTTGTTCGACTAGGGCTTCGAGGCAGAAGGTGCAGATGCGCAGGCCCGTCATGCGGGAGGCGGCGCGGTCGATCGGCTGGGCGAGGTCGCAGTAGTCGCAGACCGGTTCGTCCGTGGCAGCGTGGGCTACGGGCCCCACGTCGCCGCACTGCGGTTGGTTGATCGTCTGGCGGTCCATATTCATGCCGCGTCCTTCCACTCAGGATCGCGTTCGATCTCTCCGAAGATCTGGCGAACAACGGTTGTCTCTATGGTCAGACGCCAGCCGGGGAAGTTGTCGCCGTTGAGGGTGAGCCAGAAGTCGGCTTCTTCCCGCGTTCGAAATCTGGCGTCCACGATGGGAGCGCCATAGGCGGTGCGGGCGATGAAAACCGTTGTGGTGGTCATCACTTGCCCCCTGCGGCGCGAATGGCGGCGCGAGCGTGTTCGGCGAGCACCCGCAGGATCAGCGCTTGCCTGAGATGCGTCGCGCCGATCTCATCCGCGATCCCGTCCAGAAGCTCCGGCTGGTGCGCCTCCAGAAGCTCAGGAGCGGCGGCGATCAGGCGGGCGTTGGCCGCCTGAGTTTCGAACCACGTCAGCGGGTCTTTGTGTTTCACGCAGGCGGCGAAAGCGATTTGCGGGCGCCCCGGGCCGCAGCCCTCGATGTATGCCGCTACGCCGCCGTCCCTCGCGTAAGTGCGCCAAGGACCTGGCGTATGGGATTGGCCGCTCGTTACGGCAGTGATCGACGGTGCGTGGTCCCGGGATTCAGTATTCATCTCACCCTCTCCCAGCGATCATCAGAGCTATGGCGAAGCCGAAGAAGCCGATGACGGCTCCTAGGCGGGAGGCTTCGAGGAAGATGCGAGCGAGCATCTCAGGCCTCCGTTTGCTTGGTTGAAAGGACATGCCGCAGGCTCTCTGCGGCCATGGCCCGGTGAGCCATCAGTTCGCGTCGGGCGTGCTCGGCGGGTATGATGCGGGCGAACGGGCCGGCGACGATGATGTGGTCGCTGACGACGATGAATCCGTCGAGGCATCCGCAGATCGTCAGGCTAGGCCCGCCGGGCGCGAACTGTTTGGCGAGGGAGGGCATCACTTGCCCTCCACCTTGGCGAGCGCGGCGCGGGCCATCTCGCAAAGCGAGGCAGCGCGCGGGCTGTCGTCCATCTCGACCCAAAGCAGCAGCACCTCAACGGCGGTCAGAAGATCCGGTGCGGCGGCGATCAGGGCGGCGTCGCGGTAGTCGCGAACCTCGGCGACGGTGCGAAGCGGTTCCGCGTCGTGGACGACGGCCGCAGCCATCCCCTCGTAAAGCGAGCCCCAAACGACCCAAGGCCCTGGCGTATGGGTTTGCCCGCTCGTCAGCGCCGAAGAACCGGCCGAAGGTGAAAGGTCCCGGGAGGCCATCTCAAGCAGCCCTCGCCTGAGCCGCACCCGCGACATTCAGCCGATAGCTCTTGCCCTCGATCGTCAGAACCGACCCATCCGCCAGATGTCCGGCTTCCTGGGCGATGAAGCGGCCTTCGACCGTGATCTTGGTGAAGTCGCGGATCGGCAGCATTCCGCCGATCGCGCCGACCCGGTGTTCGGCGAGCGCTTCAACGATGTCTGCGGGGCTGAAGGGCATCGGTGTGCGTCTCCGTGTGTGGAGACACTATGCGTCAACGCACAGCTTTGCGTCAATCGAAAACTGTGCGCCCGCGCACATTATGACGCACATGTTTGGTCGTGCGACATTGCGACCGCGCACAGGCCGCTTGCACGAATCGGGCAAATCAGACGAGACCGTTAATGCGCCCTTAACGGGCGTGATCGACGGGGCGCTACCAACGACCCCGCCGACCTGGAGCCGAAATGCAGTCGGCCCGCGTGACAAACGCGTTCGCCTTATAGGGCGATTTGATCGACTGCATCAATGCTTCGGGCGCCCGAAGATCCGGTCGGTTAACGACGGCGGCGCGGGTGTCTGGCTACCGTGGGATGCGGCCAAGCCAAGGGCAGTCCGAAAGGCAGAGGCCCGGCCGCCAGCGTGACGTGACGCTGAAAGCTGCTGCCAACCTCGCCGCGCGTCGGCAGGCGAGGGTCCGTAAGCGAAGGCTGGCTCCGAAGGTCATCTTCCCCGGACTGGACCGCCCCGAGAAAGGCGCAGGCCGCTCGGGAGTGGTCCTATGTCCGGTCGCTCAGACTTCACCAAAGGTCAGTCTACTAGGTTACTGGCCCATAGCAGCAGCAAGCTCCTGGATCTGGCGCTGGATCTCGGCCTTCTCCTTCGGATCGGTCGCCGCCGCGAGCTGCTGGCCGAGCGCGATCATCTGCCGCCAGGCCGGAGATGAATTAAGGAAATCGGCGACCTCCTCGGGTGACGCGTGGCCTTGCGAGCGACGGCCCTTAGCCGCCTCCAGAAGACTCTCTGGAAGGGGGTAGTTGGCGCGCTCCTCAAGCACCAGCAGCACGTGCAGGCCGAGCACCTGCTTGCCGTTATACGCTCGGCTGATGGTGGTGGAGACTACGCCGCTTTCGCGCGCCATTTTGCTCTGCGACCAACCCCGCGCGACGTGCAGGGCTTGCAGGTAAGCCGCAACCTCCTGCTTGAAACGCTCATCTCGCTCTGACGCCGGCCGACCCATAGGAGTCATTATGCCGCAGAGCAGTGCGCGGACGCGCTGTGCGTCTACGCCTATAGCTGTGCTTGACAACTGTGCGTCCGCGCATATGCTGTTCATATGCAGATTGCTCCCGAAGTCGTCGAGTTGGAAGAGCTGGCCGGGAGGTCAAATATCCCGATCACGCGGGCTCTTGCGCGAGCCGGCGTAGCCAACAGCACATACTTCCGTTGGAAGCACGAAGGGGCGGAGCCGCTCGCCAAGACTGTGCGGAAGGTCCGCGCGGCCCTTGAAGAACTCGCGCAGGCCAACTGATGGCCTACTTCGGCGGAAGCCTCGCCAGGAACGTCGGCAAATACCGCTCGAACAGCGCGACCGCCTGCTTGCGCGCGCGCTGCGACGCCGGCCAGTGCGCGTGCGGCCGGATCTGGAACACCGAGGCCATGTTCTCCTCGCTGGCCAGTTTCTCGGCCGCGACCAAGAGGAACCTCTCGCCGACCTTGCGTGGCGAGGTTTCCAGGTGCGCCTCGATGAACACGCGCAGGAGCACGAGCTCGGCGGTGGGATCGGGAAATTCGGGGTGTTCGAGCGCTTCGGGCATGACCCCACAAAAGCGCCACAAGTCTAACCGGCCTCTGAACAAACACGGTGAAGACCCCACCCTAGGTAGCGGCGCAAGGCCGCAGAGATCTTTGAAGGTGCGTCATTTGTCGAATACCCGACAATTCTGTGTCGAAGCAGGTGTAACTAGCCTGATCAACCTGATCCAGGCGCCTATCCGCTACGTCCGCGCCCGTCTGGCGACGCGTCGTCGTCTCAAAGCCCTGCGCGAGACCCGCCATGGCTGACGGAGGCGCTCACCCCACCGCCGAACTCCTGAGCTTCAAGCCGTATCGGTTTGTCCAGGACGCGCCCAAGAGCGCTGACGAGCTCGACGCCGAACGCGGGCTGATGCCCTGGTGGGCTCCGGTCGCGTGGTTTGGCCTCGCCGCCATGTGCTGGGGCCTGATTGCTCTCATTTGGGCGGTGCTGCCGTGATGCACGCCGCCTCACCATTCGCGCGCGGACCCCAACGACGCCCCCTGCGCGCGGGCGGCGGCCGGGTTTCCTGTGTCCAGCCCGGCCGCCGCATCCATTCGCAGTCTCTCATTGTATCGGAGAGCCGCTCGCCAAAGCGACTGTCCGGTCACGACGTCGGCGCCGCCTGCCAGGGCTTCCAAGCACCGATCTCGGGCAACTCTAGCTCCGCTCTGTCCCTCCACGTCTGCAACTCCCTTCGTCATGGGTGCAACTCATGACGATGGTGGGGACGACTTGCATGGCGGGATTTGGCCACGAACGTCCGCGGGATCGCCTGCGGGCCTATCTGACCTCCCTGTACGGCCACGGCGGGGACAACCGGGACAAGCGGCTGGCGCGGGAACTATCCGCCGCGTCTGGCCGCGACGTCTCGGATAGGGTGTGCCGAAACCTCTTCGCGGGCCACTGGCCGGGCGATGAGACCTGGGCCGCTCTGGTCCGACGCTACGGCGCGGACCTGCTAAGGGTTGTCTTTGCGCCGGACATCGATCCGGTGTTGGCCGAACTACAGGAACGGGAGGCGCGACTTGCGAGAGAGCTGCAAGCCATTCAAGCGCGCCGGCGGGAGGTTGCGGGCCTTGTTGAGCCTCGCGCGTTCGCTCTGGCTGGCGATCAGGATCAAGCGGAGCCGCTAGGGCCTCCGAACCTCGACCTGTTCGAGGACTTGGCGCCGTGAGCGCCCGCAATACCCGGAAAACCGAAAGCGTCGCGCGCTGTGTGCCGCGCCAGGACGGTGGCTGGCTTGTCGTCACCCTGTCGGGCCGCTCGGCCGTGGCGTTTGAGCCCATCCCACAAGGCGCCCGGATCATCATCCGCGATGGGCGCGCCATGAGGCCCGACTGATGACCGACGAACCCAAGAAGAAGCGCAAGCGCAAGGTCAGGCCATCAGGCATCGAACTTCGACTGCGAGAGGGCGCGAAGATCCTGAAGACCCTCAGCGAGAAGGGTTGCGCCTACACCTTCGCAGACACCGGCAAGGCCGCCCGCGCCGATGTCGTGGAGCGACTGATCTCGGCTGGAAAGCTCGCGCCCCAAGGCGACGGCTTGTTCGGCGACGACGCGCAGACCTGGGCGCTCGCTGAGGCGGCCTGACTAACGGCGACCTGGCCCGCCGCAACGGCCAGACGGGGATCTTGTTCTAGGGGGGATTAAGCCGATGGTCCGGCTCTTTCAGCGACTTCGAAACAAGCTTCACCAGACGCGGCGGGCCCGCGCCGAAGCGGAGCGCGCCGTGGTGCTCGCCGTCTATCAGGACGCCAAGCGCAGAGGCGACACGCGCGCTCAGAGCGCCGCTTACGTCGAGCTGGTCAACGCCACCCATGCAGCGCTGAAGGCGGCGGGCTGATGGCTCACCTCCTCGAAACCCTCTCCGAGCCCAAGCTCGAAGCCATGGCCCGCACGCATTACGAAAACCGCTCGTTTGTTTCCGGCGCCATCTCGCTTTGGACCAGCCTGCAGAAGTCGGTTCGTCAGGCCGAGATCGACGCCATGCGCGCGGCGCTGGAGCACGTCCGTTGACGCCGCTCTCGCTCCCGTATCCGCCGACCTTGAACAACCTCTTCGCCAACGTGCCGGGCAAGGGGCGTGTGAAATCCAACACCTATCGTCGCTGGCTCGCGGAGGCGCTAGCGCTCTTGCGAGCACAACGCGCGCCGAAGGTATTGGGTTCCTACCACCTGCGGATTTTGGCCTATCGCCCCGATCGCCGGGCGCGCGATCTCGACAACCTCGCCAAGACCACCAGCGACGTTCTGAAGCTGGCCGGCGTCATCGAAGACGACAGCCTCGCCAAGACCATCTCGATGGCCTGGTCAGATGATGAGCCCAAAGCCCCCGGCGCCATCACCGTTTGGGTGGAGGCGGCATGAGCACGGCCCGCAACGACAAAGGCGGCGAGCACGCCACAGCCCGACGCGGCGGCATCGATGCATGGGAGCGTGAGTTCATCCGCGAGAAGCGCGCAGCCGGCGTTCCTGACTCGGCCATCGCCAAGATGATCAACCGCCCGGTGCAGATGGTTCGGGAAGTCCCAAACCTGATTGAACCGCCTGCGCCGGTCGAGCCTGTCGCGAACACCGCCGAGCCCGCCCGCCTGCGCGCCAAACCAGCCGCCGAGCCGGCCCGCCAACGCCCGCCGCAAAAGGCCCAACCCCGCCCCATGCCAGAACGGGTCCAGGCCATCGTCAACTGGGTCGCGATGGAGCACGACGTCACCTTTGACGAGATCGTCGGCCCATCCACGGTGAAGCATATCGCCCGCGCCCGGCAGCAAGCCTATGCCGAGATCCGCGAGCTGCGCCGGCCAGGACCGCCGTGCCTGCCGTCCTATTCCTTCGCCCAGATCGCCCGTTGGTTCGGCGGTCGCGACCACACGACCATCCGCCAAGGCGTCGCCACCCATTGGGAGCGGGTCGCGCAGGAAGCCCGGAGGCGTGCAGCATGAGCGGGCGCGCCATCCACTACGCCTCCACCTATCACCGGCCGAGCTGGCAGGGTGGGGACGTCCGCCGAGGCATCTGTCAGACCGGCATTGCGGGGTTCTTTCCGCACAGGACCACGACCGACCCTCTCGGCGCGACCTGCCGGCGCTGCGTGGCCAAGCTGGGCGGAAAGCTCAAGCCCGTCCGCCGCAAGGCCGAGGTCGTCATCCTCTACCCGCCCGTTGTGATCGAGCGCTCGATGCATCGGATCGCTGCTCACGTCAGCCTCGCGCATGGCGTCGATTTGGCGGAACTGATCGGCCCAGCCCGCGACAAGCCCGCCTCAGTCGCTCGCCACGAGGCCATGTGGATGATGTCGGCCGCCGGGTACTCCAAGAGCGCCATCGGCCGCTTCTTCAGCCGCGACCACGCCACCGTAATCCACGGCATCCGGCAGCATTCCAAGCGCCTCGCCGAAGCGCAGGGGAGGGCGGCTTGAGCGCGATCGGCGTTGTCCGTCAAATGCTCGCGGCCGGCTGGGATCTTGAAGCCGCGCTCGCCGCGGGTGAGGCGTTCGAGGCTCAGGTCGTGCCGATGGTCCCGACGCTGACCGCGCGCCAAGCCAGAAACGCAAGGTACTACGAAAAGCAGAAGGAAGCGCGTCTTAAATCGTCTGAAACGTCTGAAAGTAAGACGCCTAAGACGGTTTCAGACGATCCTAAGACGGTTAAGACGCTTTCAGACGCCGAGCAAGCGCCCCTCACGGGCGAGCGCGCGCAGGTAGTTACCCTTACTTCCTCACTACGTTCGGAAGGTACTCAGGAAGCTAACGCTTCCTTCGTTGACGCATCGAAGCCCGCCGAACCCGAAAAGCCCAAAACCAAACCTCCCAAGGCCAGCCGCGGAACCCGGCTGCCAGACGATTGGGAGCCGTCCGAAGCCGATGTGGAAGTGGCCCGCGCCGAGGGCCTGACCGATGAGGAAATCCGCCGTGCAGCCCTTGAATTCCGCAACTACTGGTGCGCTCGAACTCGTGACGCGACGAAGCTCAGCTGGTCGCGAACCTGGCATAACCGGGTCCTCGAAATCGCCGATCGTAAACGCGGACGTGGCCCGCGACTGGTTGCTTCGTCAGCCCAACCCGGAGGCGGCGGACGCGGCGCTGTGTCGTTCGCTGACATCTACGCTCGGCGTCACGGCTACACCTCGGACTGAGTACCGCTTCCCAGCGGACGGCCCAGCCTATCGGGTGACGGTCGGCTGCGACTTCCGCATCGACGATGAAGCGCAAATCCCGGCCGCGCTCGACAAGATCGAGCAAGCGCTCACCCCAGCCACGGCCGAGCAATGCGAAGGCTGGTTGGTGATGTTACAGGCCGCCACCGCGCACCGGGCGGACACCGGCGCCACGAGCGCTGTCGCCTACAGCCTGTACGCCTCGGAGCTTCGGCAATGGCCGGCGGACGTCGCCAAGTCCGTCTGCGAGCGGTTCGCCCGCGGCAAGGCTGGCTACACCGGAACCAACTGGTTTCCGACCCTGGCTGAGTTGGTCAGCGAGCTCGAACGCGCCGCTAGCCAACGCAAGGCCATGTACGAGGCGCTGCGGAATTGGGCGCCGCCGGCCTTGCCGCACGCCAACGACCGCCGCTTCGGCGAAGGCCCGAGCGAGGAGGAGAAGGCTGCGGTTCACCGGATGGCGGAAGAGGCGCGGGCCAGCCTGATCGAGGCCGCTCGGCGGGTGCGCCCAGCGCGCAAGGCCGGGGAGATGCCCTCCACCGCCGGCAAGCCTGACGCTGGCGGTCTTACCCCTGAGATGCGGGAGTTGATGGCGCGGAGGGAAGGATGAGCAACATGTTTTCAACTAATCAAAACTGGCCGATCAGCGGCTTCATCAAGACCTTGGTGGTGCTTTCGGCCGTTGGATCGCTGGTGATGATTGGCGCGGTCGTGGCGCTGATCGTGTGGTTATTCACCCATGTCCACATCGGTTAGCGGCTGTGCTCAGCCTCTCCGGCACAATGCCCGGGACGGCTCGTCACACAAATCCCCCTCCCTTTCCATTCCTCCCCCACTTGGAGAGCAAGGAAGATGAAGAGTTCATCCCGGGACCACGCAACTACAATCGGTTCTGCACTGGAGGGCGCTCACCTCCCAGAGTTCTTTGGTCACGAGTGGTTCGCAGAGTTCTTTGTTCGCGACCTTGAATCGATCGCCGACAAGCTTCGCTCCACTGCGGAGTTCATAGACGGAAAGGCCGCGCTACTTCACGAGCAGATGAAGTTAGCCGCTCTTTCCAGTGCAAAGCCGGTCGAGGTGACAGATCCCGGGATGCCTACTCTCCCTCCCCCACCTACTGAAGGGCGCTGACCTTGGGTAAGAAAACCGACCTCGCCAAGATCGAGCGCGAGCGTCTCCTGACCGAGGAGCGCCGAGCCAAGGCCAAGGCCGAGGAAGCCGCGCTGTCTTCCCACCTGGACGAAACCGCCCAGCTCACCGCAGCCCGCGGCGGCGAACTCGACAAGCCCAAGCAGGGCAGGGGAGAGCAGCGCAAGCCGATGCGCCGCTTGGCTGGCCTGGACTGGCTGAGGCGCAAGGAGAAGATCAGCGACGACCACCTGGCCGCCGGCGTCCGCTACGGCGCCGCCTATCGCCTAGTGGCCATGGAAGCCAGCATCCGCTCGATCCTGAACCGCGAAATCAACGGTGGCGAAGGCCCGACGTTGCAACGGCTGAAGGATCGCTCGGCCAGCATCGTCCGCGCCAAGCAGCGACTGGCCATGTACCGCGGTCAGATGATGAACGAGCGGACGCTGATCGAGGCGTGTGATGCGGTGTGCGGCCTGGAGCAGACGCCCAGAGAGGCGGCGCAGAACGGCCGGGACGCGGCGGCGATCGAGGCTTTGGTGATTGCGGCGCTCGGGCTCCTGACGCTACATCTTGCGCCTGTCCCCGCCGATGCGGCAGACCCGACGCAAGATATGGGTCAAGCAGCTTGACCGCTGGACATGTTTGTGGCAGGAATTAGCTAACGGGCGCCCTAGCGCCTGAAAGTGATTCGCGGCGGCCGAAACCACACCGGATGGTGTGCCTCGCTCAAGCCGTTGGACGGTCGCAAGACCTTGGCGCCGCGAACCCCACCGCCCTCGCCGAGCAATCGCAAGGACGGCGCGTCTCTTCAAAACAAGAGCCCATCCCATGTCAGAAGACACTCAAGGGCTAACCCTCTGCCTGATCGTCGCTGCGGTCGGCATTGCGGCTTTCATCGCGCTCTGCCTGCCCCACCTGACATGAACGACGACGATTGGCCAGACTTCCCGGTGATCCTCGGTCAAGGAACGGTTCACGATCTCCGCGACGCAGAAGGCTTGACGCCCCGGCTCTACGGCATGCGCTCGGTGAGTAAGGCGGCTTGCTGGGCGCTGCATAGCGAGCCGAAGGTCAAGCGCCGCCGCGCCGGCTTCATAGTCCCCAATCGCCAGTCCTGACATGAACGCCAAGCAGCTTCCCGCCGAGATCCTCCAGGCCAAGAAGCAAGCTGAAACCCTAGTCGGCTATTACATCTCCGCAGAGGTCGGCTACGCCCATCTCTGGCGCCATGACCACCTCGGTTGGCGACTAGCCCATATCTTCGCCTCGCATGGCGCGGCGCTCGCCTATCTTGAATCCAAGCTCCCATCGATCCCCAACACGCGAGGGGATCGACACCTTTAGCGCCCGCATTTCCCCGCGCAGGCCTAGACCGACAGGTGCGCGACAACAGCGGCCGGGATGCGAAAGTCAAAGCCGGTGCGGGCGGCCCTTCGGGGCGCATTTTGCCGGCCAATCCTGGCAAGTCGGAACCTATTTCGCATGACCCACGACCTCCGCACCATCGAGGTGCTCACCGACGCCCTCAAAAGGATCTCACACGCCATGACCGCCCAATCCGATGCCGCCCTCGCCGCGGTGCAAGCTTGCAAGTCCGCCGTTGATGTCGCCGTCGGCGTGATTGGCGAGCTCAAGGCCGCCCACGCGACAGACGCGCAGACCATCGCCGATCTGCAAGCCCAACTCGCGACGGCTCAGGCCAACGCCGAAGACGCTGGCGCCATGGCCACCATCGCCGAAACCGCGAACGCTTCGACCGAGGCGCTCAACGCCGCAGTGAGCGGCTAACATCATGCCAGGCGGTCGCCCGAGCGAATACGATCCGGCCTTTTGCGGGCTGGCTGAAGAAACGCTTGGGCGTGGCTACAGCCTGGCTGTCCTGGCCGGCGAGATTGGCGTTTCCCGCCAGACCGTGGACACTTGGCAGAACGCGCACCCGGAGTTTCTTGACGCCATAAAAAGAGGCCGGGCCAAGGGCGCGCGGATTTGGGAAGACCGCCTCGCCAATCTGGCTGACAGCGGAACCGGAAACGCGACGGCGATCATCTTCGGCCTGAAAAACCGGCTGACGGAAGATTGGCGCGACAAGACCGAGACCGAGCACTCGGGCGGCGTCGAGATCAAGACCATACAGCGCACCCTTGTCGATCCTAGAGATACCGACCGCTAGGGTCTTTGCGCCGCTCATCGAGCCGAAGCGCTACAAGGCGGCCTGGGGCGGGCGGGGGTCGGGCAAGTCGCACTTCTTCGCTGGCCTGATGGTCGAGCGGGCCTTCGCCGAGCCCGGCTTTCGCGGCGTCTGCGTGCGCGAGGTGCAGAAGGATCTACGGGAGTCCGCCAAGAAGCTGTTGGAGGACAAGATCGACGGCCTGGGCCTTGGCGCCAACTTCGACTGCCAGCGCGCGGAGATCAAAACTCCAGGCGGCGGGGTGATCATCTTTCAGGGGATGCAGGACCATACCGCCGAAAGCATCAAGTCGCTGGAGGGCTTCGACGTCGCCTGGGTCGAGGAAGCGCAGACGCTGAGCGCACGCAGCTTGACGATGCTGCGCCCCACGCTTCGCAAGCCCGGCTCCGAGTTGTGGTTCAGTTGGAACCCCAGACGCAAGACCGACCCGGTTGACGACTTCTTCCGCGGCGACAATCGCACCGAACGCGCCGCCGTGGTTCGCGCCAACTATGGCGACAACCCGTGGTTTCCGCAGGAGCTGGAAGACGAGCGGCGCGAGGACCTGGAGCTTCGCCCAGACCAATACGACCACATCTGGGAAGGCGATTACGTGAAGGTCTTCGACGGGGCCTATTACGCCGCCCAGCTGTCTCAGGCGCGCAGAGAGAAGCGCTTCGGCGTCGTGCCGGCCGATCCGTTGATGCAGTACCGCGCCTATTGGGACATCGGCACCAGGGACGCGACGGCCATTTGGGTGGCGCAGTTCATCGGGCGGGAAATCCGCGTGCTGGACTATTACGAGGCGGTTGGTCAGCCGCTCGGAACGCATCTCGCCTGGCTGCGGGACAAGGGTTACGGCAAGGCGCTGTGCGTCCTGCCGCATGACGGCTCGAACCAGAACCACATCACCGCCGATCGCTTCGAGGACCATGTTCGGGAAGCCGGCTTTGCGGTCGAGGTGGTGAAGAACCAAGGCAAGGGCGCGGCGCTGAAGCGCATCGAGGCGGCGCGGCGTCTGTTTCCGGCGGTGTGGTTCAACGAAGCGACCACGGCGGCCGGCGTTGAAGCGCTGGGCGCCTATCACGAAAAGAAGGACGAGGCCCGCAACATCGGCCTTGGACCTGAGCACGACTGGTCTTCGCACGGCGCCGACGCCTTCGGCCTGATGTGCGTCGCCTACGAAGAACCGCGGATCAAGTCGGAAGAGCGCCGCAAGGTCGCGGCCGGCGGATGGATGGGAAGGTGAGTATGGCGAAATCCTACACCTCCAAATCCAAGATTCCCGAGGGTTACAAGGATGTTGGCGAGTTCCTGACCGAAGCCCGCGAGCGCTATCAGGAAGCCATCGACTTCGACCGCGAGAACCGCGAGGAGGCGTTCACCGATCTCAAGTTCCTGGCCGGCGATCAATGGGAGCAACCGGACATTGACGCCCGCGCCGGTCGGCCCTGCCTGACCATCAACACCCTGCCGCAGTTCGTGGCTCAGGTGGTCGGCGACATCCGCATCAACCGCCCGGCGATCAAGGCGAGGCCGGCTGAGGATGCAGACAAGGACCTGGCCGCGATCCGCGAGGGCCTGATCCGCGCCATCGAGCACGACAGCAAGGCGCAACAGGTCTACGCCATGGCCGGTCAGTCGCAGGTCGGCTGCGGCATCGGCAATTTTCGCGTGTCGCTGGAGTACGCCAAGGCCGACGCCTTCGACATCGACATCCGCATCAAGCCGATCCCAGACCCGTTCGCGGTGGCGTGGGACCCGGCGCGGATCGACCCGACCGGCCAGGACGCCGGCTATTGCTTCGTCATCGACGACATGCCGCGCAAGCTGTTCGAACAGCGCTGGCCCGACAGAAGCCCGAGCGAGGCGGGTGAGGAGTTCACCAACGGTCTGGCCCGTGGGAACTGGCTCTCCAAGGATGTCGTCAAGGTCTGCGAATACTGGCTGATGAAGGAGCGGCCGGCGGAAATCGCCATGCTCCAGGACGGCTCGATCAAGGAACTGACCGCGGAGAACCGCGAAGCGCTGCTTCCGCAGGTGGCGCAGAACAGCCGCGGGCCGATGATCCGCAAGACCGTCAAGCGCGTCGCCTGCATGTACCTGATCGCCGGCCATGACATCCTGGAGGAGCCGGTCGAGTACCCGATCAGCCGTATCCCGATCTTCCGCGTGCCTGGATGGGAGATCAACACTGGGGAGAAGACGGTTCGCTTCGGCCTGGTGCGCTTCGCCAAGGACGCGACCCGGCTGCGCAATTACTGGCGCTCGGTGATGGCCGAAAAGCTGGCCTTGGCCCCGCGTCAACAATGGCTGATCCACGAGACCCAGACCGGGGACCAAGACGACTTCCGCGACGCTGCCAACAGCGGCGACACCGTCCTGACCTGGAGCGGCCAAGTCGAGCCCAAGCGGATGGAGCCGCCGCCGATCGAAGCGGCGTTGATGCAGGAAGCCGCGCTCAACGCGCAGGACATCAAGGACGTCACCGGCCTGCATGACGCCAGCCTCGGCGCCCGGTCCAACGAGACCAGCGGCAAGGCTATTCTCGCAAGGCAGCGCGAAGGCGATGTCGCCGCCTATATCTACCAGGACAACCTCAAGGCGGCGATTGCAGCCTGCGGCGAGGTGGTTGATGAGCTGATCCCGATCGCCTACGACACCGCACGCACGGTTCGGGTGTTGGGCGAGGACGAACAGCAGAAGATCCAGCGCGTCAACGATCCCAACGACCCGGACAGCATCGACCTGTCCAAGGGCAAGTACGACATCGTCGTCGAGACCGGGCCGAGCTACTCGACCAAGCGCGTCGAGGCGGCCGAGAGCATGATGGCGTTCGTTCAGTCCGTGCCGGCCGCCGCCCAAGTCGCGGCCGACCTGATCGCCAAGGCGCAGGACTGGCCGTTGGCGGACGAGATCGCCGAGCGGTTGAAGAAGGCGCTTCCGCCGGGCCTGGTCGAGGAAGACGATCCGTCGAAGATGACGCCGGAGGCGCAACAGGCCAAGCAGCAGCAGATGCAAGCCGCCCAGGCGCAGCAGCAGATGCAGATGCAGGCGGCGCAACTGGAGTTGGCCGAGAAAGACGCCAAGGTCCAATTGACCCACGCCCAGGCCGCCAAGCTGATGTCGGAGGCCGGCGCGCCGCAAGGGCCGCAGGAAACCGAGCTCGACGTGGCGCTGAAGCTCGCCCAAATCCGCAAGGCCCAGGCCGACGCGGTGAAGGCCGAGGCGGATGCTCAGAAGGCTCAGGCTGAAGCCCAGCGCGCGCAGATCGGCATCACCGCCGACACCATCGACGTGCATTCTGCCGCCATGGACCTGCAAGCCAAACCGACCGAACAGGCTTTGGCCCATGCGACCACGGAAAAGGCGCTCAAAGCGCCGCCGAAGCAGCCGGCCGCCGCCACGTAGAGTTTCGCGCAGGGGTGTCGCTCCGCCCCTGATCCCCGCGCCCAAGGAGCCTTCGCGAAAGCGCACATGTCAGAAGAGACCCAAGGCGCGGCGCAAGCCGTGGCCGACGACACCGTTGCTGCCCTGGATACAGGCGCAGAGGACCAGGCCTCCGCCCAGGCTAATGAGGGCGATCTCGGCGACGATGCAGCCGCCGCGACGGACGAAGGCGAGGGGGCAAACCCCAAGCCGCGCAAGTCCGCGCAAGAACGCATCGATGAAGTGACCCGCGCGCGCCGCGAAGCTGAACGCCAAGCCGAAGACGCTAGGCGGGAAGCCGAGTTCTGGCGCCAACAGGTCACGCGTACCGCGCCGCAGCCGCAACAGGAGCCGCAAGCCGAAGCCGGCGAGCCAGACCCGAACACCTACGAGCATGGCGAGTTGGACGCCCGGTTTATCCGGGACCACGCCACCTACCATGCGAAGAAGGCGTTCCGGGAGGAGCAAGCCCAGCTAGAGGCGCAACGGCAGACCCAAACGGCGGTCCAGACCTTCGCGCAACGCCTGACGGAACAGTACCCGGATGGCGAACCCGAGGGGGTGACCAACCTTCGTCGGCTTCCGACGCTCTCGCAGGTCGTCCAGGAGACGATCTTTGATTCCGAGGTCGGCCCCAAGTTGGCCGATCACCTCGGCAAGAACCCCGGCGAACTCGCCCGCATCTCGGCTCTGCCGCCCATCAAACAAGCGCGCGAACTCGTCAAGCTCGAACAGAAGCTGGCCTCACCGCCGGCGCCCTCCCCGAAAATCGCCACCGACGCCCCAGCTCCGACGCCGACGCTCCGCGGCCAAGGGGGACGGTTCACCGTCGCCCCCGACACCAACGACTTCGCGGCGTTCGAAAAGCAATACGGCGGCTAGGCGGCTCCTTCCATAAGGAACCACACCGATGGCTAACGCCATGCTCTCCCCGAAGGTGTACGCCAACACCTTCCTCAAGCTGCTGAAAAACAGCGTCGTTCTGCCCAAGCTGGTGTCCAGCGAGTACAAGGACATCGTCGTCAAGCCGATCTCCAACACCGGCCAGAAGAACGGCACGACCGTTTACGTCAAGCGCCCGCCGATGTTCACCGTCCGCGATGGCGCCGTGGCGTCTGTGCAAGACGTGGTCGAAGGCGAAATCGCCGTCACCATCGACAAGCAGAAGGGCGTCGATGTCGAATTCACCTCCATGGAGGAGACGCTGACGGTCGATGCGCTGCTGAAGTCGAAGATCATGCAGGCGAAGGCCTCGGCGCTCGCCAACCAGATCGACCAGGACCTGCACGCCGAGACCAAGAAGTTCTATTCCTGGGTCGGCACGCCGGGCCAGACCATCAACTCCTACGCCGACCTCACCAAGGCGCCGCAGCGCCTGGATGAGATGGCCGTGGAGATGGATGGCCGGGTCGGCATCCTGCCGCCGGCCGATGCCTGGGCTATGCTGGGCTCCCTGTCTGGCCTCACCGCCCAGACCAAGGAAGCCACCGATGCGCTGACCCGCGCCAAGCTGCCGATGCTCGGCAACATCGACTGGTATTCGACCCAGAACGCGGCCACGGTCACGACCGGCACCCGCGACGGCAACGCGCTCGTGGACGGCGCCAGCCAGAACGTCACCTACGCTTCGGTGAAGGATGGCGCCTGGACCCAGACGCTGACCATCGACAACGTCGGCAACGCCAAGACGGTCACGGCCGGCGAGGTGTTCACCATCGACGCCGTCTATGCGGTCAATCCGCTGACCAAGGCGGTTCTGCCCTACCTGCAACAGTTCACCGTGATTACCGGCGGGACCTCGGTCGCCACCGGCACGGCGGACAACCAGGACCTGTCGCTGACCATCAGCCCGCCGATCATCACCTCGGGCGCGTATCAGACCGTCTCTGCGGCTCCGGCCGACAATGCGGCGATTCAGTGGATGGGGTCGGACACCGAAACCGACACCGACGCCACGACCTACAGCTTCGGCACCGTGTTCCGGCCCGAAGCCCTGGCCCTGGTCTCGGCGAAGCTGATCATGCCGTACTCGGGCGAGGCGGACTTCGCCACAGACCCCGACACCGGCCTGACCGTCCGCTACTGGCGGACCTCGGACGGCACGAACGACACGCACCTGCATCGCTTCGACGTGATCTATGGCGTGAAGAACGTGGACCCGCGCCGCGGCACCCGCATCAGCGGCACCGCCTGATCCCTTCCTCCCTGAACTGGCCGGGCCTCACGGCTCGGCCGCCCTTTTCAAGGATACCCCATCATGTCTGCTGAAGTTTTCGGCAAGGACCCGGCCGCCGGCGCCAAGCTTGGCCAGGCCACCTCCGCCAAGATCGCCTTTTACGGCACCACGGCCATTTCCCAACGTGCGGGCGCGGCGCAAGCCACCTCGCTGGTTGGCACCGCCTCCTCGGCGGACGTCACCACGGACCACAAGGCCGCGCTGATCGAGGTGATGAACACCTTGCAGGCGCTCGGCCTGTGGAAGGGCAGCGCGTAACCCATGCTGCGTGTCCTCCACGCCGGTTGCGGCGCAGAGCCGTTGCCGGCGTGGATTGGCGAGTGTGATGAGGTGCGGCTCGACATCGACCATCGGTGCGAGCCGCATGTCGTCGCCCCGATCACCGCCTTGGGCGACATCGGCGAGTTTGATGTCGTCTACACCTCGCATTGCCTGGAGCACCTGTTCCCGCATCAGGTCGCCGTCGCCCTGGGTGAGTTCAAGCGCGTTCTGAAGGCCGGCGGCAAGGCCATCATCATCGTCCCCGACCTGGAAGATGTGCGGCCGACCGAAGAGGCGCTCTACCTCTCGCCCGCCGGCCCGATCTGCGGCCTGGACATGATCTATGGCAAGGCCTCCATGATCGCCGAAAACCCGTTCATGGCGCACAAGTGCGGCTTCACGCGCGAGACGCTGGCGGGGGCCATCGCGGTTGTCGAGTTTGGCGAGGTCAAGGTCGAGCGGATCGCCGGCTATAGCCTCCTGGCCGTGGCGGTGAAGGGTGAGTGAGCCGCTGAAGGTCGTGCTGTGCTGCCCGACCATCACCCGGCCGTTTGACGCCTTCCTGGCCGCGCTTGAGGCTGAAGTTCCGTTGCTGGACGCAGCCGGACTTAAGCACCAGGCGGTGTTCGAGGTGGGTTCCGCCTACATCTCCCATGCGCGCGCGACGATGCTGCGCAAGGCGATGGACACCCAGCCCGACGTCGTTGTGTTCCTCGACCACGACCTGAGCTGGAAACCGGGCGCCCTGCTCAAGCTGATCCAGACGCCGGGCGAGGTGGTCGCCGGGCTCTACCGCTTCAAGCAGGAGGCGGAAGAGTACATGGGAACCCTGATCACCGGCGACGATCACCGGCCGATCACGCGTGACGATGGGTGTATCCGGGCCAATTGGGTTCCGGCGGGCTTCCTCAAGATCACCGATGGCGTGGTTCATGAGGTGATGGGAGCCTATCCCGAACTCGTCTACGGCCCGCGCTATCGTCCCTCGCTCGACCTCTTCAACCACGGCGCGCACAACGGCGTCTGGTATGGCGAGGACTATGCCTTTTCCCGGCGCTGGAACGACCGCGGCGGGGAAATCTGGATCGTGCCCGATCTCGACCTGACGCACCACGGCGCGGACGGGACGGCCTATCCCGGCAACTTCCACACCTACATGCGCCGCCAGCCTGGCGGGGATCTTGCGGAGGCCACATGACCACGCTTCGCCAGATCATGACCGACGCGGCGGTGATCGTCGCGGCGGCCTCGGAAGGCCAGCCGGCGGCTGTGGCCTATGACGCGGATCGCGCGGTGAAGATCTTCAACCGCATGATGCGCGAGTTTCGCGGCCAGGAGATCGGCCAGAAGCTGAAGCGCCAATGGGACGCCGCGGCGAGCGACATCGCGATTGCCGGCGGGCTCTACGCTGTCAACGTCAGCACGATCGAGCGGCCGAACAACGGCGACCGGCTCGGCGTGATCGGCGCGCGCACCGTCACAGCTTCGACCGGGGCGACGATCGAGGGCGCGGCGAGCGTCACCACGGCGGACAATACGACGTGGTTCTTCCGCGACGATCTCGGCGATTGGGTCAAGGAAGAAGACCTCACGCTTGACGACGATCATCTGCTGTCCACCGACGCCGATGAAGCTCTGGTGGAGTGCTTGGCCGCACGCTGGTTTTTCGAGCGTGAGAGCCGCCTGACCCCGGAATTGACCACTCTGGCGCAGAAAGGCCGATCGCGTCTGTTCCAGCTCTACGGATCGCGCCGCGTGGTGGCGGCTGACGGCCCGCTGCTGCGCGGCCTCGCCCAGCGGCAGTACTGGCCGACCGGCACGGACCTCTAAGAGGAAGACTGTCTCCATGGACGAGATGACCCGCCCGGCTGCCGGCGTAGCCGCAGTCACGCCCTCCGATACGGTGGACCTCGCCAAGGTCAACAACCAATTCCCGCGCTCGCTCTACGTTGGGGGCGCTGGGAATGTGGTCGTGGTGACGCCCAGCGGCACATCCGCCACCTTCGCCGGCGTGGCGGCGGGCGCGATCCTCCCGGTGCAGGCAAGGCGGGTGAACTCCACCAACACGACGGCCACCAGCATCGTGGCGCTGTACTAAGCCGATGCAGCTCGGGGTTTCGATTGGCCTGGCGCAGCCCGCCTTGACGGGCAGGGGCGTCGTTGCGCCCTCCAACTCCGTCGCCCCGTCGTTTGACGACACCACGCCCACCGTTGGCCAGACGCTGACGATCAGCGATGGGACGTGGTCGGGCAGTCCCAGCTACACCCGCCAGATGAAGCGCGGGACGGGGCTCACCATCCCCAGCGCGACAGGAACCACCTACGTTCCCACCAGCCTGGACGTGGGCCTGACGCTGACCGAAACCGTCACCGCCACCAACGCCGGTGGCTCGACGTCGGCCAACAGCAGCGCCACGTCAGCCGTCGCCGGCCTGAGTTCGTTCTCCGACAGCTTCGATCGGGCGAACGAGAACCTGAGCGCCAGCGCCAATTGGACGGTGAGCGGGGCGGACGCGACAAAGCTGACCATCGTCAGCAACGAACTAAACCTCAACGACACCACCTCGGGCGGCACCTGCGCGCAGATCAACTCGCTGGGCACGCTGGACCATTTCGCGGAAGCCACCTTGATCGCCGCAACGGGAACCTCGTTCCTGTGCGCGCGGATGGTGGACCTGAACTCCTGGATCGGCTGCCGCTATGTGCCGGGCACCGGGCTGCAGCTGTTCAAGCGGCTGAGCGGCACGGTCACCCAGATGGGCTCGACCGTGGCGCATACCTCGTCAACCGGCCAAGTGATGCGCCTGGAGATCTCCGGCGACAACGCCACCGTTCTGATTGACGGGGTCTCCAAGATCGGACCGCAGTCGGGCGTCAACGCGGTCAGCCCCAATTGCGATCGGGTCGGCGTGTGCTCGCGGTCCTCGACCGGCAAGATGTCGGCGTTCAACTCGGGCGCCGTGGGTTCGGTCAGGGCTCCGGAGACCAGCGCCGAGATGATCGCCTGCTACGGCGACAGCCTGACCGCCGGATTTGAGTCCACGAGCGGCTCTCAGGGCAACAAGGCCGCCGCCTCGGGCCGCAAGGATTACCCCTCGGTGATGCTCGACCTGTCCAACGGGCGCACCGTCTGGAACGGCGGCGTCGATGGGCAGTCGTCGGGCTCGATCATGGGCCGGATGCGGGACGAGCACCAGCGCAACGGGCGGACCTATGTGTTCTGGCCGGGGCGCAACGACTCCGCCGGGGCAGATGGCTGGCAGACCACGCTGGAAACCAATCTCCAGACCATGATCACCAAGGCGACGGCGGTTTCCGAGGCGCGCTGGGTGGCCATGACCGTGCTGAATGCGCCCAACGAGGGCTCGGCGACGTCGAAATACACCGAGATCATGACCTATAATAGTTGGCTACTCTCGACCTATCCGAACAACAGCATCGATATTCGAGCCGTCCTGGTGGCGCTGGGGGCGCCGGGCCAGGCCTACGCCGACGCCACCCGCTACGCCGACGACCGGCTCCCGATAGGCTTGCAACCGGCCTCGGGCGGGGACACCGATGTTCACCTCAACGACGCGGGCTATGCGGTCGTCGGGAACACGGTGTGGAGCTACTTGCTCGCCAAGGGCTGGGTCACGGTGCTTGCCTGATGCCGCGCATTCCCATCGGCCTTGTCGGGCCCAGCACCCACACCAACAGCGCGCACCAGAACGCGCGGACCATCAACCTCTATCCGGAAGCCGGCGACGATGGGGCGAAAGCGCCCGTGGCGCTGTTCCAGGCGCCGGGGCTGGTGTCGCTGGGCGACATCGCCGACGTCGCGACCGGGGCGACCGAGATCCGCGCGCTGCACGTGATGAACAACCGGCTGTTCATCATCGCCGGCGAGCACATCGTCGAGCGGGTAGGGGCGGCGCACACCCTGCGCTCCTCGGCGCTGAACACCACGACCGGCCCGGTGATCTGCTCCGACAACAACGGCCAGCTGGTCTTGGGCGACGGCACCAACTTCTATGTGATGGACGGGGCGACCTACGCCGTGACGGAGATCACGGACGGCGTTGACCCGCTGGTGGGCTATTATAGCGCCTATCTCGACGGCCGGACCTACTATCTTGAGGATGGAACTGACCGCTTCATGTGGTCGGCTTTAGATGATCCGCTGACCGTGGGCGGGCTGGACTTCGCCACCGCCGAAGGCGACCCAGATCCGTCCGTCGCCATGTTCATCGTCAATCGCGAGGTGGTGTTCCTCGGCACGTCTTCGACCGAAATCTGGGGGACATCGGGAGATGTGGACAACCCGATCATCCGCATCTCGGGGGGCTTCCGCGAGCTCGGCTGCGCGGCCCGGTTTGCGGCGCTGAAGTTCGCCGATACGGTGATCTTCATCGGCCAGGACCGATCCGGCCATGCCCAGGTCTATTTGGGCGCCTCGGCCGGCCAGGCAGCCAAGCCGATTTCAAACCACGGCGTCGAGCGCGACATCAATCAAGCGCTGATCGCCAACCCGGGCGCCAGCGATCTGCTGAGAGCCTATGAGTATACCGAACCCGGCCATAAGTTCTACTGCCTGAGCCTGCCCACGGTCGATATTACGTGGTGCTACGACCTCGCCACCAATCAGTGGTGCGAGCGCGGCGAGCTGGACAGCGGCACCGGCCTTTGGACCAAGCAGCGGCAGGACGTGCACGCCTTTTGGAACGGCGCGCACTATGTCGGCGGGCAAGGCAGCGCGGTGCTCTATCAGCAAAGCCGGGCGTTCATGCACCTGGACGGCGATCCGCTGGTCAGACTGCGGGAAACCCCGGTCAGCGACGCGCAAGGCCGGATGATCCGCTTCAATTCCTTCTTGGTGGACATGAGCGTCGGCGTCGGCCTGGACGGGGACGGGGAAGAAACCATGGCCGATCCGGGGACTGACCCGGAGCTGATGATGCAGTTCTCCGACGACAAGGGGCGGACGTGGTCGAATGAGATCACGCGAAGCATCGGCGCCATCGGCGAGACGCTGACGATGGTGCGCTTCGGGCCCTGCGGACGCAGTCGCAACCGGGTGTTCCGGGTCAGCGTGTCGAGCCCGGTGCCGATCGTGTTTACTGCAGCCTATGCGGACGTTGAGGTCGGGGCTTAATACAGCCTCGGGCCGAACTTCGCTACTATATCGCCCATCCTCTCGCAGTCGGGAATGCTGTCTGCGTACTCACGGCGGCGGATCTCGTGAAGATGGCAAATGGCCTCGATGGCGCCGAGCCACATTTCATCTCGCCCGCTCTCGACGTAACGCTCAATAGCTTCTTTCAGGGTCATGGCCAAATACTCGCTCAACTCCGTTATTTTCTCAAGCGTTTTCGTCTAGTCTGAGGACGTATGATGGCGATACCTGAGTACGCCGCGGGCAAGATCCGCCAATGGATCATGCTCGTGCGCCCAGATCAGGCCGCGGCGGACGCTTTCCTGAGCATCACCAACACCGCCAACGATGCGGTGGCGGCGACTGGGGTCACAGCGGGAAGCTACGGCGACGGAACCCACGTCGGACAGTTCACGGTTGGGGCTGACGGGCGGATCACCTCGGCCAGCAATGTCCCGATCACCGCATCCGGCACGGTGACCAGCGTTGGCGCGACGTCCGCCAACGGCGACCTGACCATCACCGGATCGCCCATCACTACCTCGGGCACGTTCAACTTCACCATCAACTCCGCGCCGAAGTGGTCAACCGCAAGAACCCTGACGGTCACCGGCGACGCCTCGGGCTCGCAGAGCTTCGACGGCTCGGCCAACTTCTCCCTGGCCCTGACCGTCGCTCAAGCCGCCAAGCTGACCACGGCGCGGACGTTCAGCTACACCGGCGACGCCACCGGCGGCCCGACCTCGTTCGACGGCTCGGCGAACGTCTCCACCGAGCTCACCCTGGCCAACTCGGGCGTGAGCGCAGGCACCTACGGCGACAGCAGCCACACGCTGACGGTCTCGGTGGACGCCAAGGGCCGCATCACCTCGATCTCCACCAACGCCGTCTCCGGCGGCTCCGGCGAGGCTTACTTGCCGCTCGTCACCGGCGCCGAACCTCCCGTGCTGGTCTCTGACGGAGCCGGCCATCTCATCGCGGTTGCCTACGCCCCATGACTGACAGCACACTGAACGTCTTCGTCGGTTACGGCACGGAGGCGGCCCGCGCAGCCTTCACGCCGAGCCCCCCGACGCCTGCCAGCGGCTTCTCGCCGCTCTACGTCTATCGAGCGACCGACACCAAACATCTTTGGCTCTACGACACGTCCTGGCACGACCTCGGCAAATTCGAGGGCTCGTTCGCCCTGGTGGACGACATCACGCCCAGCCAGATCACCTCTGACCAGAACGACTACAATCCCACCGGCCTCTCCACCGCCTCGACGCTTCGGCTCTCCTCCGACGCCTCGCGCAACATCACCGGCCTGCAAGGCGGCGCGGACGGGCGCATCCTGTTCATCCACAACGTCGGCTCGAACAACATCGTCCTGAAGGATGAGAGCGCCTCATCCTCGGCCGCCAATCGCTTTGCGCTGACCGCCGATGTCACCCTATCCGCCGACGCCGTGGCGGTGCTGCAATACGACAGCACGTCTTCGCGCTGGCGCTGCGTGAGCGGGGGCGGCGGCGGCTCGGGCACGGTGACCAGTGTCGCTACGGACGGAACCTATCTCACCGGCGGTCCGATCACCGCCACCGGCACCGTATCCCCCACCAACCGAACCAAGGCGGCGGTCAACGTCGCGCTGCACGCCCACTGCGGAGGCATCTAACCCATGGCCGTCACCTCCACGCCGGTCTTCGTGCAAACGCCGAAGATCACGCCCGCTGCGTTCACCAACTCGGATAGCGCCAACACCAAGAAGACCATCGCCACGGCGGGCTCTGACGGGATGAAGGTGACGGCGGTCCTGGCGACCTCGACCGACACCTCCAACCGCACCGGGCAGCTCTGGCTTACCCGCTCGGCGACCTCCTACCTATTGGGCTCGACGGTCGTCACCACGCTCGCAGGAACCGACGGCTCGACGGCGACAGCGAACCTGCTCCCCGTGTCGCTGATGGGCGGCCTGCCGAAGGATAACGACGGTCAGGCTTACCTATTTCTGGAGAGCGGCGACACGCTGCAAGTCTCCTTCACCGCCCAGGTGACATCCGCCAAGGAAGTGGATGTCGTCGCCATCGCGGCGAACTTCTGATGTTCGTGTCGCCGGGAGATCGCGCCGGCCAAGGCCGCGGGCGAAAACGATACCGAGACGTGTCGTCCAGTCGTGCGCGCAATACCCTCTACACCAACAACACCGGCGCCGAGATTTTCGTCTCGGTCAGTTTCGCCAACGACACTGGTTTCAACATCGTCACGCTAAACGTCGATGGCAGCCGGGTGAATTGGGTGCAGGATGCAACGGCTGGCGGACGCCTGGGTCTGAATGGTTTCGTGCCGGCCGGTTCGACCTACGAGATCAACACCCCCAACACGATCAGCTCGGCTATTTGGCTTGAGTATTACTAGACCAGGGCGCTGCCAGCCACGCGAGAACGCCGTTCGACTCCGCATGGTGCATCAAGCCCGTGTCGGGCCACTCGCCGCGCTTTGGGAAATACGCCGTCCCAAACAGCCGGTCCCAAAGCGTCGTAAAGGCCCCGTAGTTCTTGTCGAAATGCGCGGGGTTGGTCGAGTGATGAATGCGGTGAAACTCATTGTCCACCAAAAGCCAGCGCAGTGGGGCGAGGTTTAGGCGGGTGGAGGAGTGCACCCAAAGCCCATGTCCGGCGATGATCAGGGCGAACAGCAACGGAACCGCAGGCGCCTGAACCCGCAGGATCAGCGACGACGGAATCACCAGCAAGACGATGCGGAACAGTTCGTCAGTGACGTGGTGGTAGGAGTTGATCGCGCTGAGGTTGGTGATGGAGTGGTGCACAGCGTGGAAGCGCCAGCACCAAGCGTGCTGCACGCGATGCATCCAGTAGAACCAGAAATCCGCGATGATGCCGGCGATCACTGCGGCGACCATGGCGCTTGCGAGGCTCGCTCCGAGCCAGTCGCCGAGCCGCAGGGTGAATAGCGGTCCGATCCCCACCGCGAGCCATAGCCGCTGAAACGAGGCGAACGCGAGCGTCGTAACCGGAATGCTGATGCACCAGAAGACCAGGGCTTGAAGGTGCTGGGCGAGGCTGGCGCGCCGTTCCCGCGGAAGAAGCAACTCCACCGCACCCAGAGCCCCGAAGAACAGAGCGGCTTTGCCGATGGCGACAACGGCCCCCGCGGCTGTCTCGATGAAAAACCCCATCCACAACCCTAACCCCACCCGCGGTTAAACAACAACCAAGGCTCACCACTGCCCGAGCTCCCGCAGAAACCACGCCCAGACGGCGATCCAGAAAAACGCGATCGCCATCACAAGCAGCAGACCGACGCCATCGCGGGCCAGTCGCACCAGCCTGGCGGGGATCTTCGGGGTGTGTGGGTCGGTCACGAATGAGGCCTTGATGATCCGAGAGGCTACGATGGCCGATCTGCCGCATCTGGTGGCGCTTGGCGAGCGGTTCCATGCCGAACCGCGCTGGCCCTCGCCGATCGTCTTCAACGCCGGGGACTTCGCCGAAACCTGCCGCCGCCTGCTTGAAGTGGGCGTCATCTTCCTGAGCGAAAACGGGCTGTTGGGCCTGATCGTTCAGCCGAGCATCTATAATTACGACGTCTCGGTCTGCGCCGAGCTGTTCTTCTGGGCGCCGGATGGGCGCGGGGACGAACTCAGACGCGCCGCCGAGGCCTGGGCTAAGGACCGTTCCGCCATGCTGGTGATGAGCGCGCATGAGCCGGGCCCGGTCGAGCGCATCGCCAACTGGTATCGCCGCAAGGGTTACGTCCCCATCGGCCGACAATTCGCAAAGGTGATCTGATGGGCAGTATCGTCAACGCCATCGGCGGCATTTTCGGCAGCCACGACCAGAAGCACGCCGCCAAGAACACCATCACCACCTATGACACGGTTGGACGCCAAGCGACCGACCAGTTCGAGAAGGCGCGCCAGTCCGCCTATGAACTCAACTCCCCCTTCTACGACGTCGGGCGGTTCGGGGCCCAAGGCGCAGCGGGAATGCTGCAGCCGGGCGCGCAGTTCAACACCTCCGACCCGTCCTATAACTGGCGGCTGCAACAAGGGCTCGGCGCGGTGGAGAACAGCGCCGCCGCCAACGGCTTGCTGCACTCCGGCGGGACGCTGAAGGCGCTCAACAACTATGCGCAGGGCGCGGCGAGCCAAGAGTTCCAGAACCAGTTCAACCGGCTGAACAGCCTTGGCCAATATGGCACGAACGCCGCCAACACCCTGACCAACGCCAACTATAACTCGGCGCAGGGCATCGGCAATTCGCTGTTCAACATGGCCCGGGGGGTGACCGGCGGGTTCCAGGACAAGGCCAACGCGCTGAACGCCGAAACCGGGTCTTGGGTCAACCTGGGCAACGGGATCGCCAACGCCGTGGCGGGCGGCATGGGCGGGAATCCGTTCGCGGGCGGAGCCAACCCGTTCGCGGGTGTCAGCGCCAGCGACTTCGGCGGCGGCTACAACTTCACGGGGTTCTAGGCGATGGGCGTGCTCGACAACTATTACGCCGCGCTCGACCGTGGCGAGCAGGACCGCGCCACCGACTACAGCCGCCGGGCTGGCAGGTCGTTGACTGGCGGGGACGTCTCCGGGGCGGCCAATGCGCTGTATCAGGGCGGCTATCTGAACGCGGGTCAGAACCTCCAGAAGAACGCTGCCGACGTGGCGCAAGCCCAACAGCAGACCGCCGATCTCAAGCGCAAGGCCGAGCTAGAGGGAACGCTGGCGATCGCGGGGGGGCTCGATCAGCTCCTGACGCAGGGGGTTGACCCGCAAAAAGCATGGCAGATGGCGCGAGACTACGCGCCGATGCGCGGCATCGATCCGGCCCATATGGACCAACTGAAAGCCTACTACGATCAGAACCCGAAGGCCTTTGTCGGGATGGTCGGGCAGCGGGCGAAAAAGGAGTTGGAGTTCGCTAAGGGCTCTGACGGCTCCTATACCGCGATTGACCCCTACACCGGCCGCCCCGTCGTGGAGTATCGCGCGCCGCAAGCGGACAAGTTCGAGCAGATCGACCCCGAAAAGGATCTTTACGTCCGCAAGGGCAGCCCGGGCGGCATCATCGGGGGTGGACTGAACCCGCAAATGACCGGGCCGAGTTCGCCGCAAGCCTACGGCACGCCGGGATTCAACCCAGATGCGCCACCTCCGCGCGGAGCCGCGGCCAGCAACTACACTGCCCAGGACCGCGACGCGCTCGCCCGCATGATCGCCACCGAGGCCGGCGGGGAGGGGCCGCAAGGCATGTTGGCGGCGGGCGCTGTGGCGATAAATCGGCTCAAGAGCGGCTACGGTGGCGCCAAGACCCTCTCCGACGTCGTCACCGCGCCCAACCAGTTCGAGGGCATGAGCCGGGCGGGGCAGGTGAGCCCGCAATCCTATCAGGCCGCGCTCCAGGTCGCCGATCAACTGCTCAGCGGACAGGCGCAGGACCCGACCAGCGGGGCGATCCACTTCATCAATCCGCAGCTTCAGGCGCAGCTTGGGCGGCAGCAACCCGCCTGGGCGCCGGCGGGGCAAGGCCAGCGCATCGGCAACCATGTGTTCTATGGCGGCCAAGCGCCTGCGCAGAACCAGCTTCAAGGCGGGGCAGGCTCGGACGTCGTCATGACCTCCAACCCAGGCGCGCCGGAGGGCCTCCAGCTCGTGCGTCGGGGGCAGCCGAAGCCTGCGGCATCGAAGGGCATGACCCGCCCGGCCACGGCTGAGGAAAAAGCCGCCTACGGCATCCCGGCCGACGTTCCAGCGCAGATGAAGGCGGATGGCACCCTTGACGTGATCTCCGGCGTCTCGGCGCGCAACAAACAGCCGCCGGCTGCGATCCAGAAGGGTTATGCGGACAATGGGGCCTCGATCCGTCAGATTGACGAGGCCATCGCCGCGCTCAAGCAGAACCCCGACGCGATGGGCTTCAAGAACGCGCTTGGCGATCCAGTGATGCAGCGGCTTGACCCCGGCGGCATCGAGACGCGCGCAGCGGTGGCCAATATCGGCTCTCTGGTGATCCATGACCGTTCGGGCGCGGCGGTGACGGCGGCGGAAACACCCAGGCTCAAGCCGTTTATTCCGATGCCGACCGACACCGCCGAAGCGGCGATCAAGAAGCTCCGGGGCCTTCGCCGACAGTACGAGAACAACAACAGCCAAATCGAAGTGCAGTATGGCGAGGATAGCGGTTACGCGCCGATTGGCGGGCGCGGCCAGCCGCCGCGCACTGCCACGCCTGCACCGGCCGCATCCAGCGCGTCCAGGCCCGCGGCATCGGGAGGTTTGCCCTCCCAGGCTCGCGCGCAACTGAAGGCGGGCCACGTCACCACCTTCGCCAACGGCCAGGCCTGGACGCTCCAGAACGGCCAACCCAAGAGGGTCAAATAGATGGCCGATCCGTGGGCGGTGCAGTCGATCGAGCCGGCGCAAGCCGACCCGTGGGCGGTGCAGTCTGTCCAACCTATCGCGCAGGCTGCGAAGCCCAAGCGCTCGCTCGCGCAGGACGTCACCGGCTTCATGGCCAACGTCAACCGAGGGCTTGGGGTCGGCGACGAACTCGCAGCGGCGGCGAACGCAGGCGTCAACATGCTGCGCGGCCAGCCGGCCAACTTCAGCAACGAACTCGCCAAGCAGCGCGGCTATGAGAATGAGTTCATGGCTGCCCGACCGATCGCCGGAAACCTGGCGCGCGGAACCGGCATGGCGGCGACGGCGGTTGTGCCGGCCGGCGGTTCGGCCAACGTGCTGGCCAATGGCAGCCGAGCGATGAACGCGCTTCGTGGTGCAACCACAGCGGGCCTGACGGCGGCGGGCTATGCCGCGGCGGACGCCGGCACGCCGCAGGAGCGCCTACGGGCCGCCTCGGAAGCGGCGCGCAATCCGTTGGTGTTGGGTCTCGGCGCGGCAGGCGGGGCGATCGGCCCCGCGGCCAGCCGACCGAAGGCGAAGATTTCCGACAACGTGGTGAAGCTGCGCCAGGCCGGCGTCACGCTCACGCCAGGACAGGCCCGAGGCGGATTGGCCAAGGCCACGGAAGACGCTTCCACCTCGCTGCCGATCCTGGGGACCGCGATCCAAGAGGCCCGCGCGGGCGGCGTGCAGGACTTCAACCGCGCGGTCGGTAATGAGGCGCTCGGGCATATCGGAGAGAGCGTTCCCGCGAACATCGCGCCCGGCCACGATACGGTGGCCCACGTCGAGAAACGCCTTGGCGAAGCCTACGACAAGACCGCACCGAGCGGTCCCGTGGCCCTGGATGACGCCTTCAAGGCGTCCATCGCTGAGCGCATCGGCGAGATCGCGCAAGACATGACGCCAGAAGGGCGCAAGCGCCTGGCTGGCATCCTGGACAACCGCGTGACCAGCCGTGTCGGTCGCGTTCGCGCAAACCCGCAAGATGCGGCGCCCGCCGTTCCCGGAAGCAGCGCCGGAACTATCGAGGGCATCGCCGGGCCGCTCTTTTCCCGCATCCAATCCGAGCTCGGGACCGTCAAGGGACGGTTTACAGCGTCGCAGGACGCCGACCAACGCGCCATCGGCGAGGCCTTGGGCGTGATGAAGGAGGAGTTGCGCAACGCCGCAGCCCGGCAATATCCCGAGTTCGCCAAAGCCAAGAGCGCCATCGATCGCGGCTATGCGCTGTTCAAGCGGATGCAGGGGGCCGCGGCGTCGCCTGGGGCTGAGGCTGGCGTGTTTACGCCTGCGCAGTACGGCGGCGCTGTTCGGCGCGGAGACAAGTCGGTAGACAAGGGCGCCACGGCCCGCGGCTCGGCCCTGGGTCAGGATTTCGCCGACGCCGCCCGCGCGGTGCTGCCGAACAAGACCCCTGACAGCGGCACGGCGACCCGCGGCGCGATCGGCGCGATTGCCTCGGCGCCGGGCGCGCTTATCGCGGCTGGCCATGCGGGCGGATTGCCTGGCGTGGCGGTGGCGGCAGGCGGCTATGCGGCCACGCTGGGCGCTCTGAAGGCCGCAGCGAAGGCGTATTCGCCCGAAGCGCTGGCGGCGGTGAACCGGGTTCTGGATCAGAAGATTTCCGCGCAGCAGAAGGCGCAAGGGCTGGCCGAACTGCAACGGCTGGCGGCCAACGACCCGGGCGCGCGGCAGATCTACGATGCGGCGCTTCGGCTGATCCGAACGGGCGGCATGGTTGCTGCGCCGCAGCCGCGGCGGCTGCCGGATGGGACGATCGAGCTTAACCCCGTAAACTAGCCGCCAAGCGCTTCAGCGCGCGCCAGCCGCGCACGATAGCCACCCAGACGATGAAGAACCCGGGAACGGCCCAGCCTTCCCGGAACATCACGTCAAACTCGTCCTCGCCGGGACGGGGAACGCCCTTCGTCATCCGACCAGCTTAACAGATAACGGAGCCACCGCCCATGGCTGTCGGCAAGCTCGATGTCATCGAGCAATACTTCGACAACGACGGCAACCCGCTGGCGGGTGGCAAGATCCACACGTTTGCGGGGGGGACGCTGACCCCGCTCGCGGTCTATACCGACTATACGGGCGGGACCGCGCACGCCAACCCGATCATCCTCGATAGCGCCGGCAGGCCCCCAGGCGACGGCCTCTGGTACACGGTTGGCGTCGCGGTCAAGGTGCGGATCAGCGACGCCAACGATGTGGTGCTGGAGACGGTGGACAACATCGTCGCGGGCGTGGTGACCAGCGGATTCGAAGGCGCGAACTACCCGCTGGCCTTCTACTACCTGGGCGGCCCACCGAGCACCAGCCAA